GAGGTACCTTTCGATTTGGTATACAATGCTACGATCTTTCATTACTTGGCGTACGTCTTTACCTGAATCCACGAGAGCGAATAAATTCCCAAGTGTATCCAAGCTTAGAGGACAGGCGAGAGGGATGGCAGGGTGAGAAGAAGAAACAAAATTGCGCTTAAGGAAAGACAGATCTTCACTTTTACAAAATTTATGTTCAGGACCAATTTCGTTCTTCAACCCATCCGTCATCTTCATTCCTAATGATTCCACAAATTTCTTCATGGTAACCATATTGAAATAAGGGGCTAAATCTTTTGGGACTCCAGATATTCTATCGTCACCTAAAAAGTACTCAGTAATTTTTCCAAATTCATTGAGTGCTCTTTTACAAAAGACCTCCTCCTTCTCGTCTATTTTTCTCGGGTAATTGAGATAGAAAGTTGCGGCTGAAATACTTTTATTAAAAGTTGAATTCAAAAATGCCGTCAACCACCATCCAGATTGCAATCCGTGAGTTATCATGTACAATTCATCCTTCACAAGAACAAACATTCTAACTACACAATCACAGATTGCCCTCTGAATTTTCTTTTCTCTATCAGAACCATCCAAGAATTTCCTCATACTGGCTAAACCGCTATCCAAAAATGGAGCTATTAAAGAGCGGTCATACCACTTAAAATCACCATCAAACAATTGCTTGTCGTCACTACTTAAATTATTCCAAACTGTTTTCCATTCCTTATACGGGTTTAAACCCATAGCATATCCATTAGTATGTCTTCTTTCTTTAACAAAAGCAAAAAGACCACCAAAATATTTTTTAAACAGTAGAGTAAAATGTAGTGGCATTATAGCAAAAGTCCTAGGGTCTTTCGTTTTACCATCAACAACAACGCGAGGTTCGTCTTTAAGAGCATGATAAGCTATCATTTCCTTAAAATCGATTTTGCCAGCGAGAATTCTCTCCTCAAGATCCAAAATATATTTTTCATAATCGGGTTGTAAGCAACCCTTTTCGAAGTCAATATATGTTTCCTTAGGAGATTCATATCCATATCCATTTACGCTATCCTTATTCAGCGGAGCTAAGCCATCGCCTCCTAGGATAACAGTTTTCCAATCCAAGACTTTGTATTTAGAAAAGTCTTTCTCGATCACCATTTGAACGAATTTAAGAAGCTTGGGATCTAATTCTCCAGGAAGAAGAAAATTAGGAGCAACAAGCTGTTTCAATTTAGAGATACCACTCTCCTTAAATTCTGGGGGGGCTTTCTGTTTCACACCTTCTAATATCGGAGCTCCAGTATTATAATAATGTGATTTTTCTAGAGATGGTTTAACCTGCACAGTACCCTTATCGTACCGCACCCGCATAGCTGATCCACTAACGGATTCGAGATTTAACCCTTCACCACAGTCCAGCATAAGTCCACTTATCTTTTGACGCTCAGAGACGCCACAAATAGCAATAAAGCCATTAAGATAATCAGTCTTATGTTCATTTCCAGCGACATGAATTCCAAGAAATCCATGTGACTTTGAAAATAAAGGTGCGCCACACATGCCCGGTCCGGACATGGGATGGTACACCCCCTGTCCTGCAGTAAAGATCAAATCCTTACCGAAAGATTCACACCATACAGAAAGGTTTTCTGAATTAGGTCTTATTTGATGAGTCGAGTATTCTATTGTTCCATCGCAAGTTGAAAAAAAACAAGATGATATTGAATTGCCGGGAGTTTCGAGAGGAGGGTGAAAAACGGAACGAGCTTTCTTAAACAAATTATCTGTTCCTATACGTAATTGAATGACGCATAGGTCTGACGTTAAACTGTCATAGATAATATCGTAAGGAACTGAATCAAGCATTTTACGATTAGCTTCATACTCATTAGAGTTCTTATACATCGACAAATATTTTGCCTGATGTATAGAGTGTCTACTTACTAGTAATCGCCTACCAGAAGCAACACAAAGAGATCGAATTTTGCCAGAAAGAGTATGAGCTACTAAAAAGAAAACATGAGAAGATGGTGTTTGATCGACAGCACCATCAAAGACTATACCCTGAGATTGAAAAGGAGTTGGAGGGGCAAAAGGAGATATAATCTTAGAAAATGTTTTCTTAATAGACGGAGAGAGCATTCGTTTTAAAAAGAAAAGAAGAGAGCCAGTTGCTAAAAAGAAAAAAGCAGAAAGAATTATCTTAAAAGAAGGGTACTCCTCAAAAAGAGAAGTACTAG